TGCATCATCCGTGGCTTCACATAAGAAAGTTTTCGTCCTGACGGAAGCGTGACAAATAAAATCCCGCTTTTATATTCAAATGATACCCTTCCTACTCTAGATGTTTTTTTATCCCGTACTGCCGTTATCGCAGCCTCATCAACCGCCCACCAAAATGCTGTAATATGAGGATTCGCACTTCTCCATGTACTCACAAGTCCCGGAAGTTCTTCTTCCGTCAGTCCCATTTTTAAAGCCCCCATCGATGTCAATGCTCCAACTGCACCTCCATATCCCAATGCAAGTTCGCTGATCTTTCCTTTCTGTCTGAGTGGCGAGGTTTTTGTAATTTCTTCTATCGGTACATGAAACATTGCTGATGCAGAAGCCTCGTATATTTTCCCATGTGTTTCAAATACCTGTAATCTCCATTCCTCTCCTGCAAGCCATGCCAATACTCTGGCTTCAATCGCTGAATAATCACTGATAATAAATCTGCATCCCGGCTTTGCTACAAAAGCAGTCCTGATTAGTTCCGACAGTACATTTGGAGTGCTTTCATAAAAAAGTTCCACTTCTTCATATCTTCCTTCTGATACCAACGCTCTCGCCAGTTCTAAGTCCGGCAGATGATTCTGCGGAAGATTATGAATCTGCACCAACCGCCCTGCCCATCTGCCTGTCCGGTTTGCTCCATAAAACTGTAACAGTCCATGAACACGACTTTCTGCGCACACAGAACGATCAATCGCTTCATATTTTTTTACGGAAGTCTTAGAAGTTGCCAGCCTAAGTTTTAACACTTCCTGCACATCTCCCTCTGCTTTCATTGACAAATCTTTTACTGTATCTTTTGCGAGAGAGTCTACCTCCAAGCCTTTTTCCTTAAGCCAAAGCTTCAACTGTGACACGCTGTTAGGGTTCTCCAGTCCCGTTAATTCATAGGCTCTCGCTGTTGCGGTTTCTTTATATAAAAGATCGCAAGCAACCGCATGATTCACAAGATTACGATCCACCATAATTCCACGGTCATTGATTCTCTGATCCAGACAGTAAATTTCCTGCTCCCTTTTCGGAATAGGAAATTTAGCCAGTCTCTGCCGTATCTGTTTTTCCACATCAACATCCCGAATACAATATGTTTTAAACTGTCTCCATTTTTCCGGTGCATCTTTCGGCAGATTTCTTGTTCTTCCTCCATTTGATTTTGTGGCTTTACACGGGCTGCAAAAATATTTAATCAATTCTTTTCCTTCCGTCATTTTCTGCTTGTCCAATCCGAGAACCGCACCTACTCCTTCCAATGAAAGAGGCAGGGCTAACATGGCCGCCTGTACCGCCGTACATCTCCACGCTTCTGGTCTGAATGAATGCTGATAATAATTTGAAAAGCAGGTTCTCTCAAAATTTGCATTAAACGCTGTTTTTGTCACGGTATCATCAAATAACATCTCCATAAATTCCTTCGGAGGTTCTTCTCCGTTCGCCACGTCAATGCAGACCGTTTCCTTATCATCTACGGAATATGCAATTAGTAAAATTTCAAAATAAGGAGAACTGCTGTACTTATATACACCGCAGGAAATCAAATCCACATCCGAATATGTTTCAATATCTATTGCTAATGTTCTACCCATGCATAAGACCTCCCGCTTTTAATTTTGCTTACCACTTTTCTTGAAATATTAAATTTCTCCGCAATCTTTAGCACATGCTCCCCCTCTTCTAACATCCTTTTGATTTTCTTTACCTCATCATAGGTAAGCTCCAGCATCTGCATTGGCAGTCTCCGTAGCGAACCATTCTTTCCTTTTACATATCTTGGCATTCTTCTAAGTTTCCCTGTACTGCTGATCTGATACCGGCCTTCCTGCCCTTTTATGTCTTTCCATATTTCCATCCTTACGTCTCCTTTTATGTAGGGGACGGAAATCCGCCCCGTTTATTCTTAAGCCAGAAAATCATCCTCACCGTCTACTGCATCGAATTCATCCTTTGCATTCACTCTGGAACCAAGAGGCTCTCCATCACGAACTTTCTGAATATTTCCCAGTCCTGCCGCAATTCCTTTATTTCCATTACTGTTATATGCGTAAAAAGTAACGGAAGCATTAATATAACATCCTGAATACAACTCACTCTGATCCAAAATCGGCTGTACATTTTTATCCACTACCTGTGGTGCCTGTTTACTATTTGCATTAATAAAATAGGATTCCGCATAGGCTTCATCTTCCGGTCTGTCCAAATCTCCGTCACGAAGTGGTAATTTCAGATTTGCGGGGATTTTGCCTCCCCATTTTGACTTTCCGTCTTCTTTTGCCTGTTCAACCGCTTTCTTGATCTTTGCAATCAAATCCGTGTCTTTTTTATCGATAATCAGACTAACGGAATATTTCGGATCAGATCCATTGATGGAATCCGGCTCAAATGCGTGAAGATAGGATGCTCTCGCTGAAATAATAACTTTCGTATTGTTTACTCTCGTACTCATAATCATTAATCCTCCTGACTAAAATCCGCTTCTGCGGTTGAAATGTAAATTGCTTCTCTTTTATCTGAATCTGGTACCAATGTGACTTTCCCATCCGGCTTGTACACATAACTGCCCAAGATTTCATTAAATTTCTTTTTTCCCATCAGCTTTTCCATTTCTGTAATGCTGATAAGACTCGTCCGGTAAATATCGGTATAGCCCGCTGTCTTTGCAGCTTCCGCCACTTCCTCTTCATCGGTATATTTCCGGTTGCTTCTTCCAAGCACAAGTTTGAATCCCGGCCATTCTTTTCGATTCGTGATTGCTTCGTTCTGTGCATAAGTGTATATTTCTTCTGCCCACTTCTTTAGTGCATCCGCTTTTGACAGCACTTCTGCAATTTCTTCATCCGATAGTAACGCTGGCTGTGAAAATTCCATCTGTGCCAAACGAAGATACTCTTCTGCCCTTGCCCTGCATTGAAACCTCGCCTTGCAAAAACGACACCACTCCCCGGCTTTGTATTCTCCTTTTCCGTCCAACGCCATTTTCGCTTTCGGTTCAAATTCCTGTTCTGCCCATTGATGCAATTCTTCTGCTGAGATTTCCCATGTGGAAAAATGGCTGATTCTCGGCTGAACGATGGTAAGTTCTATGGTCTCAATATCAAAAAGCATCTCCGCTATATCCAACATCCCCAAACCATAAATCATCAACTGCGTATTATTTTCAGCATCCACCTGTACACCTTTTCCCAGTTTCAGATCGATAATATGAACTTTTTTATCCGTGACAATCACCATATCTGCCGTACCAAAACAATCCTTTACATGAAAGCTCAAATCTACCTTCTGTTCCACGGAAAACACCGGATCAGAGCAGATATGCTTTGCTTCTTCTATCTGTTCAATCACATACTGAACATATCCATCTACAGCTTCCAAAAGTTCATCGCTATAGTAATCGGAAGTTGGTCTTCTGCTTCGAATCTTCAAATGTTTCTTTATTAGATGCTCCGCCAGCTTATGCCCTGCTGTACCTTCAGCAGCATAAGGACTTTCTTCATCCGGGAACTGTTCCTCCAACAAAAGAGCTGGAGGACAATTCATATACCGATGCCCGCTGGATGGCGAGTATTTTGCATGTTTCCCCATTACAGCACCTCCGCCCTTTTCATTAGTTCTTCATACCGTTCTTCCGGTACTGAAGATAACTTATCCGCACCGAACTCTTTCAATAACTGTTTGATTTCCTGCGTTTTTCCTGCACGAGATTTTTCTGCCATAACAGCCCTAACCTCTGTAATAGAAATCTTTTTCTCCGGTGTATTTGATTTTTCCGGCTTTTTCTCTGTCTGAATATCTTTTGGAATTTCCATTCCTTCAGATGCCATTTTCCTATAACCTTCTGCAACCATTGCAAAACCTTCCGCAATTTGTAATAATCCTTTATTCATGATCGTTATCCTTTCTATTGATGGATGAGCCTGACATCTTCTGTCAGCACATCAATTTTGTTGATACTTTCCTTATACATCCCAACATCCACAAGAATGTGATACGGATACTCTTTCACTACCGTTACCTTCCGTTTTCTTTTTGCCCGGATGACCATCAAGCGGTCACCCGGTTTCAGAAAGTAACAGGCATTTACCTGCCCTAACATTTTCAGTACCTACCGTACAAGTTTTAAACGATGAATGGCATCCCTGTATTCT